CAACTTACAATTTCAGATACCTCCACTAATGCTACATTTACTGTTACGTCTAGCGTCACTACAATTACTGAAGGTGGTTCAGTTAATATTGTTTTAACTGATACATCACAATCAAATAATAATGCTAACTTTTTTTATTCTCTTGATGGAACTAATATTAATGCAAACGATTTTAGTATGACCCCTGGTAATGGTTACATAACAATGACCGGATCTACAGCAAACGTAACTGTTACAACCGCTCAAGATAGTGATACAGGGACTGAAAATTTTACGGTTAATTTTAGAACAGGTAGTAATAGCGGTCCTATTGTTGCATCGAGTAACACTATTACGCTTAATGCACTTTCGCTATCTAATGCCCATGTTGTTTTTGCTGAACATAGATATGGATCAAATATAGGAACGGCTAGATTAAAAGTAGTTAATACTAGTGGTACAGAACTAGCAACATTAAGAACTGTATCTGGGCAGGTCGGTAACTTCTGGTCATTAATAACTGCTCCTGGAATTACTGGTTTAACTCCAGGTACACAAATAAGGTTTTTATGGCATTATACTTCAGCAAGTTCATTTAGAGGTGATTATGCAATTGATTATGTACGATGGTACAAAGATGGTGTAGCACAAAGTTGGCCTTCTTCAACTTATGGTAATTTTGAAAACAGTACAGATAGATCAGGATGGCTTACTAATAGAAGATCAACTACTAACTACACAACTGCTGCGGCCGCATTATCTGTTGCAACAAGTTTAGCTGTCAGTACACAAAATCGTGTATGGAATGTTGATTCAGGAACCACACCTTCAAGTAGTACCGGACCTTCTGGTGCATACAATGGCACATACTTTGCATATACTGAAGTTTCTTCAGCTTATGGTCGTGATTTTTGGTTATTTTCTCCAGTGGTAACAATATGATCAAACACTTACAATTTTCATATAACGGGCAATATCCAATTATTTTTGAAAAATTACCAGATAGAATAAGGTTAAGTAATGGGCTTACTATTACAGATAAAGATAATTTTACATTAGAAAATTTAAGAGATGCAGGTTATATAGTTGCTCCTACCATACCTGATTATAATTGTAATAATGAGAAGTTAATATGGAATGGTAGTGATTGGGAGGTAGTTTCATTAACTGATAGTGAGTTAGATAATATAAAACAAGAATATGTAAATATAATGATAGAGGAAATTAATATAGAAATAAATGAATGTAATAATTTAATTTTTAATTCTCGAGATGATATAGATACGGTAGAAAAAGAAGGATTAGATGCTGACTATGTAACTGCAATGAAGAATTATATTACTACTTTAAACACATTAAAGGATACTACTTTTCCTAATGCAGATGATCCTTTTTCATTAAAAGTACCGAACAGACCTGAAGAATAATCTAATAATCCATACGTATAAATACTTAAAAATCAGGAGTATTTAATGGCCGTACCAATATCAAGAGCAGAATTCAAAGAATATTGCCTAAGAAAATTAGGCAAACCAGTTATAGAGATCAATGTAGACGACGATCAAGTAGATGATAGAGTTGATGAGTCACTTCGTTATTATTGGGATTATCATTTTGATGGGTCAGAAAGAACGTTTTACAAATATAAAGTTAGCGGTGGTGAAAGTCAAAAATCAGTAAAACAAATATCAATTTCTACACCAGGTTCTGGATATAGTAATAGCGATACAATTGTATTTACTGGTAGTGCAGATGAAAGTGCTGCAGCAACTCTTACTACATATTCTAACGGTTCAATATCAGAAATTAAAATGACTAACTACGGTAGTGGATATACATCTGCACCCACAGTTAGCATTACAACATCAACCGGATCAGGTGCAGCATTAGATGCACATTTAGGTGATGGATCAATTACATTACCTGAAAACATAATAGGTGCAATACAAGTATTTCCAATAGGAGATCCAACAGTAAGTTCTAATGACTTATTTAATATAAGATATCAAATTGCACTTAACGATCTTTATACTTTAACTTCTGTATCAATGGTACCATATTATATGGTAATGCAACACCTTGCATTAATACAAGAGGTATTAGTAGGTAAACAGGCCATAAGATATAACAGACATAAAAATCAATTACATTTAGATATGGACTGGGATAAGGTTAAACAAAATGATATCTTATTGATAGAGGCATATCAAGTAGTTGACCCTGATGAATATACTAATGCATGGGGTGATAGATGGTTACAAACATATGCTACAGCAAAGATTAAATATCAATGGGGATCCAATCTAACTAAATTTAGTGGATTACAATTACCAGGTGGTGTTCAGTTTAATGGTGAAAAAATAATGGATGATGCTAAAGCTGAAATAGATAAGTTAGAACAAGAGATGATTAGTTCTTACTCACTACCAGTAATGGATATGATAGGATAATAAATGCCAATAACACATAATATTAAGAGTCCAGTTACACTGGCTGCAGCTGATATTACTGAAGCAGAGATAGCCAATGGTGCTGTAACTGATAATAAAGTTAATTTTACTAGTAGTATTGCAGTAGGTAATAGTACGGTTAATACAACTATAACAAATCAATCTATTGATACATATGCACCTATTACTAATAAAAATCTTATTATTAATGGTGGTATGAATGTTTATCAAAGAACTGCAAATAGTGGTTCTACGTCGGCTAATGGGTATCATCTAGCAGATAGATTTGAGACTACTGGAACTAGCCATGGCTCTCAAACCCATGGTATTACAACTGACGTACCATCAGGATATGGATTTACTAGTAGTTATAGAATTTACAGAGATGGTATAAATGATTCTTCAGCACCAAACCCATCAGCAGCTACTATACTTACACTTTCACAAAAAATTGAAGGGCAGAATCTTCAGCATTTATGTAAGGGTACATCTAATGCAAAAGAATTAACATTAAGTTTTTGGAGTAAGTTTTCAAGCGGTAATGGTAATGTTTTTGTAGTAGAACTAGTTGATTTAGATAATAACAGACAAATATCTAAAGCACTTTCTTCATCGTCAGACTGGACAAAAAATACCGCTACATTTCCTGCTGATACTACTGGTGCATTTGATAATGATAATAATGCTAGCTTACAAGTAAATATTTGGCTTAATGCAGGAAGTAATTATACTAGTGGAACTTTTAATGATTCGGCTTGGGCATCTACAACTGATGCAAATAGAGTTAAGTCAGATATTATGCATTTTATGTCTGTCGATAGCAGTACTGGTGCACCTACTAGTTTTCATTTTACAGGAGTGCAATTAGAGGTTGGTGATACAGCAACAGGGTTCGAGTTTGAACCATATGAAACATTATTAAGAAAATGTCAAAGATATTTTGAGTTAACCGACCATGGAACCGATGATGTTCCTCCATGTGCAGTAGTTAATGGTAATGGTGTTTATAGAAGTCAGGCAATATTTTATAAAGTTGAAAAAAGAGATAAACCTACTTGTGCACAAAGAGTTGCGTGGACTCCTCAATATTATAATGGTAGTAGTGTAAATGTAAATAATGATTATAATTTTAATGGAGATAAGTATGGTTATGTTTTAGGTGGAACGGCATCTGGTAGAACCACATATCAAGCTTTGGGTAGTTCTAGCGTTCCTTTTACAGGCCCTGCTGAAGGAGCAGGTTTATCAAATTATGTAATTGAATCAGATGCAGAATTATAGGAGAAGATATGGATATTAGCTCGGCACAATATTATACTGATGGAATTCATTCAGAAAATTTTGGTATAAGAACAGTCATTAATGGTAAGACATTTTTTGTTCCACTAACACCAGGAAACAGATACTATGACGAAATTATGCGTCAGGTAGAAGCAGGAACATTAACCATAGCAGAGGCCGATTAATGCCAACAAATGTATTTTTTAACAACTTTGGTTCAAGTCAAGAACAAAACTTAATAGAAAACTTAATTGTTGAGTCAATTAAGATATATGGACATGATGTATTTTATTGTCCTAGAACTTTAGTTGATAAAGATACAATACTTGGTGAAGATGCATCATCAAAGTATACTAAAGCATTCGAAATAGAAATGTATATTAGAAACATAGAGGGCTTTGAGGGTGAAGGTGATTTACTTTCTAAATTTAATTTAGAGATAAGAGATAGAATTACATTTACTCTTGCAGTACGTACATATGATAATGAAGTTGCAACTGTAGAAGGAGCCGGAAGACCTAACGAAGGTGATTTAATATACTTCCCGCTTAATAAAAAAATATATCAAATTAAATTTGTAGAACATGAGGCAATATTCTATCAATTAGGCTCATTACAAACATATGATCTACAATGCGAATTATTCGAATATAGTAATGAAATATTAGATACGGGTATTCCAGACATAGATGTAATAGAACAAAATCATAGTATTGCAACTACTAACTATGGTATCTTAACCGAGGAGTATAATAATTATCATTTATTAGATGAATCTGGATACTCATTAATGCTTGAATCATTTGACTTACAGGTTCAGGTACCTGATGCAGATAACGCACAGTTACAAATTGATAGTGATTCATTTATAGACTTTACCGAAATAGATCCATTTAGTGAGGGTAATGTATAATGTTTGGAACTACCTTCTATCATGAGCATTTAAGAAAGTATGTAGTACTATTTGGTACTTTATTTAATGACATCTATATTAATAGGGCAAACTCTAGTGGTCAAATATTATCATCAATGAAGGTTCCTATTTCTTATTCACCAAAAGAAAAGATGATCGTAAGGGTTGATCAAGATCCAAATTTTGAAAGACCTGTTGCAATAGTATTACCTAGAATGGGTTTTGAAATGACTACAATGGCTTATGCATCAGAAAGAAAATTATCATCTATAAAAAAGTTTGGCGTTAGACAAGATAATAACAATGATGAAAACTTAAAATATATTTACAATCCAGTACCATATGATATTGGTTTCTCTTTATACATTGCAGTAAAAAATACTGAAGACGGTACTAGAATATTAGAACAAATTTTACCATTCTTTACACCCGAATGGACTGCAACAGTTAATTTAATACCAGATCTAAATATTAAAACAGATATACCTACTATATTAACCTCAGTAACATCACAAGATATTTACGATGGTGATTATACATCAAGAAGGGCGTTAGTGTGGACTTTAGAATTTACTATGAAAGGTTACATATTTGGACCTGTTAAAGAGTCTGGTGTTATTACACTTGCAAATACAAACTTCTACGAGGATGTATCATAATGGCATTAGAACCATCTGAAAGATTAGTTATTACACCTGGTCAATATGCAAATGGTGATGCATTAACTATGAGAGTTTCACGTGCAACAGCTACAGCTACTGTAACTGGTGGTGCAATATCGGCTATTACTGTAAAAAGTCAAGGGTATGGATATGATACTGCAACAGTAACTATTGCCGCCCCTCCTGTTAGTAATACTATTCAAGCTACAGCAACTGCAACAGTCAATTTAGAGTCAAAAGAAGTTATTAGCTTTACAATATCAAATGGTGGTAGTGGTTATACATCTACCCCTACAGTAACTATAGCCGACCCGGATAGTGGTAATACGGCCACGGCAAATGCCACGCTTACAGACGGTGTCGTCACTTCAATAAATTTAATTGATGGTGGTGATGGATATGGATTAAGTCCTGCTGTAACTATATCAGCACCTTCTTCTATTACTACAAAGACTGCCACAGGTACAGTTACAGTATCAGGTAATGTGGTTACTTCTATTGCTGTAAGCAGCGGTGGT